TAGAAAGATCTATTATGGAAAGAAATAATAATCCAACAGGTGCTGGAACAGGAATGATTAGCCCTTTCTTTGGAGATAATCCTACCACAATGCTTAAAGCCCAACAAGAAAAAATACAACAAGACATTAATAATGCTATAAAAGAAAGAGCTGTAAAAACTTTACGACTTATTAAAATAAAAGCTTTATTAGGTCAAGGAGAAGCTATTGAGTCTTCTGGCAATATAAACGATATGAATTTTCCTGAAGCTACATACGGGTCTAAACAAAATAAATTATCAGAAATTATGAAGTTTCCAATTAATAGAGAACAGTAATATATGGAAAAAGATAAAAGAGCTCTATACAACGAAGAACTGCATAGGCAGTGGAGAGATGCTCGATCTGAATGGGATACTGAAGCTCGTAAAGACATTGACTTTTATTTAGGGAATCATTTTACAAGTGATGAATCTGATGAGCTATCCTCTCGCAATCAAGCTGACATACCTATGGATAGGGTGTCTGCAGCTATTGAAAAATTTAAAGCCGTTCTAACTTCAAGGGCACCTGCATTTACAGTCATTCCTAGAGAAGACTCTGATGTTCAGGTAGCCACACTTTGGAGAAGTATCCTTGGATATGTTTGGGAAAAGTCAGATGGCGACTGGCAGATGAAACAAGCGATACAAGACTATGCAACAACTGGCATGGGTTATTTATATGCTTACATTGATAGAGAATCAGATTTCGGTAGAGGTGACGTTAAGTTCACATATGTAGATCCCTTTAGAGTTTACGCATCCCCTAGCTCTAGAAATCGTTGGTTTAGCGACTCAGATGGTATTATCCTTTCCACCATCTTAACAGGTGAACAAGTCGTTAACCTCTACCCTGAATTAGGTGATCGGCTTGATCCAACAACAGGAGAGACTATACCGGGTATTATAAAAGATATTTCTGGGTATACTTATGATGATGAAGACTATCCGTCTTCTCAAAACAAAAACTCTATGTCTATATTTACTCCGGCAGAAGTTAAGAATAAAGATTATTTTGAGGTTAGAAAGTATCAAGTATTAGAAAGGTTTTATAAAGTAAAGGTTCCTTATTACAGAGTAATTAATATGCAGAACCAAGAGGAAGATATTTTATCTCAGGAAGAGTACAGCTTGTTTTACAATGAGAACAAAGAAGCTTTTGATATTCAAATGTATACCGCTATAGAAGTTTTACAGACAAGGGTAAAAGTGTGTGCTTCTTTAGGCGAGGTTGTTTTATATGAAAACATTTTAAATACAGACGAGTACCCAATTATACCTCTCCCAAATATCTGGACAGGAACGCCTTATCCAAAGAGTGATGTGTCTAGAGCACGACCTATGCAAAGACTGTTAAATAAACTATGGTCTCTAGCTTTATCCCATGCACAAGCCTCAGCAGGGCTAAAACTTTTGGTTCCTTTGGGTAGTGTTGAAGACTTATCTCAATTAGAAAAAGACTGGGCTAATCCTAATGCGGTTATAGAAGTAGATTCTTCACAAGGAGAACCTCATTATCCATCTCCTCAACCTTTAGCGGGTGAGTTTTACAGACTTATTCAGCAGTCAGAGTTTTATATTGATTTTATATTTGGATTACCAGAAATGATGCATGGCTTTGCTGAAAAAGCTCCTGAAACAGTTCGAGCTACAGAAAGAATGATTTCATTAGGAAGTGAAAGACCTAAGTCTAAGTTAAGAGATATTGAGTTTAGTATTAATAAGCTAGGTCGTATTCTTTATAATTTATCTAAAGGACACTACACATATAAAAAGATTTTTAGAATAGCCCAACCCAACAATAATGTTACTGAGGTTATGGCTAATTTTTACACTGATGTCAGTGGAGCTGTGTTAGATCTTAAGAAGGACAAACACGTTTTAGATCAACATGACATAAGAATTGAACCGGGTTCGACTATGCCTTCAAATAAGTATGCAGAACTTGCTGTGTACTTAGAAGCATTTCAAATGGGCATTGTAGATAAGTATGAGGTATTAAAAAAGAATCCAGAATTATTTGACAAGGAAGGTATTATGAGAAGGACAGATGAAAAGCAACAGATGATGTCTCAGATACAAGGACTTGAAGAGCAGTTAAAGAATTTGCAAGGTGACTTGCAGACAGCACAGAGAGAATCTGTTAGTGACAGGAAACGAGTGGAAGTTGAGAAGTTTAAAACAAGACTTTCCGAAGTGTCTTCTGAATCTAAAGCAGATAGAAGAGTGCAACGTAGCAAACTAGAAAACGAGGTGAAGCTCGAGGTGGAGAAATTAGCAAGTAATCTGAAACAAGTTCAGACAAAAGCTAGTTCAACTCCTAAAGCCTAACAAAGAGACATCTAAAAAAGGAGAGTTTATGTCTACACTGGAACAACAGGAAGCAAATGTCCAAAACGAAAAGGTAGTATCAAACGAAGGATTCGTGGAAGATATCGTTAGTCAACAAGATGGGCCTGAAAGCTCATTAGAAAATCAAGAGCCCGTACAGGAAATGACTACTTCAATTGATTATGAAGCTGAAGCTAAAAAGTTTCAGTCGATGTATGATAGAGCACAAACTGAAAATTCAAAACTTCAGCAAGGAGCTCAGATCTTACAACTATTGGAGCAGAGACCAGATCTTGTAAAGACGCTTGAAGACGGTATAGCTAACCCAAATCCACAACCGGAACCGCCTAAAGTAGTAAAGGATGATTTTAATCCTTGGGATGCTTTTACAGACGGTAATTCAGATTCAGGAAAGTATGTCAATACGAAGATACAATCGATGGTGGATCAAAGATTACAGACTGAACTAGCAAAACAAAAGCAACAGGTTCAAGCCGATATGCAAATGAATAACACGGTAAATGAGCTTAGAAATAAATACAAAATGTCAGATAATGACATTAATGGATTTCTACAGTTCACAACTCAACCAAAAGAAGCGGTAGGGTTAAATAACTTAGTTAAGCTTTATCAGATGCAAAACGGACAATCAGTTGCAAACAACGATACAATGGAAGCGGTAAACGCAGCCAAGCAAGCTCCTAGAACTGCTGGTGTTCTTCAAGGACAATCTGCAGTATCCCCTAAAAATGATAATGAAAAAGTATGGGATATGGTTTTAGGAACGGGCAGCGGTAGTCGTTTACCTTAAACAATAAATAAAATCAAAGAGGTAAAATAAATGGCTATATCATATAATTCTGGAACTTTAAAGTCCAGTGATATAACTGCAAGTACTTCTAATCCTGACAGTATAGGACAAGCCCCTGATCGTAGACGGTTATTTAATTTCGGAGACCGAGTTGCTGAGTTAGCACCTGAGGAATCTCCGTTTTTTGTCTACCTTTCTAAGGTTGCAAAGTCACCTACTGATGACTCAGTATTTAGATACTTGGAGAACAGAAATAAAATAAACTTTACAGACAGGTCTTTTAAGCTTGCTGCTGCCGTTAATAGTGGTGCGGCTGTTGCTGAAAATTCTCAGTATGGTTTTGTCGTAGATACGGCTGGAGGAGCTACTGTAGACTACCTATTAAAAGGAATGGTCTTTGCTGTAAATTCGTTAGACAGTACTGCTGGTTACTCGCAAGTCTTAGTAAGAGTAGAAGGTGCTGTAACTCACGATGCAAGTGCAGGCACTTCGTCTTTTCAAGGTAAGATAGTTAACATATCTGCAAATATTGGAACGGGCTTTAATGTTCTTAGTGATAATGATGATGCTCAGATAATTGGTACATCATTTGAAGAAGGTTCAGCCTCTCCTGACGTTTTTTCAAGCGAGCTAGAAGATGGATTTGGATATACTCAAATCTTTAAAACAGCTGCAGAAATGACGAATACAGCTTACGCTACAAGGTATAGAGGTTATGCTGATGAGTGGAGTCGTATTTGGGCAGACAAGTTAAGAGAACATAAGATCGATATTGAAAGAGCTATGCTCTTCGGTCAAAAAGCTAGATCAGGTGGAATTCAGTATACTGAAGGTATTGTAGGGCATATTTTAAAAAATGTATCCCCACAAACAACAGATACTACTGATTTTTCATATTCTTCTGGTAGTTCTTATTACAGAAGTGTTACTCAAGCGGGTTTAACTTACGATAGATTACTTGGTGATCTTGAAGTTATTTTTGATCCTGCTCGTGGCGGTTCTTCTGATAAGTTAGTTATGTGCTCACTTCCAGTGATTACATTCTTTAACAAGTTGGGCGATGGTAACTTCTTATATGAGTCGTTGCAACCCGGCACAACGAATGTCACTCCTTTTCAACAAAATATGTCTACAAGAGATGGTGCTTTCGGTCATTCTATTATGGTTATTGATACCATACATGGTCGTTTAAACCTTGTTAAGGAGCCGCTGTTTAGAGGAATATCTTCAGGTTTTATGCTGATGGCAGATATGAGCCAAGTTGCTTATAGGCCGCTAGTAGGTAATGGAATCAATCGAGATACTCAAGTGATGACTAATGTACAATCCGCAGACGAAGATTTAAGAAAAGATATGATCTTGACCGAAGCTGGTCTTGAAGTAACTCTTTCTGAGTCTCATGCTCTGTACAACGTAGAAGGGCTATAGGAGTAAATTATGAGTAAGACAAGTGTAATTAATTCAAATAGTAGTTCATTTGGGGACTTTAACAGTCCTGTTTATGACAAAGACAGCTCTTTTGCTTCGGGTAGATGGCAGGATTTAGTTGCTAGAGGTCATGTCACCTCTTTAGCTGTTGCTGATGCTGTAGTTGATGCTGGTATAACCTTATTGGCTAATCATGAATATGTCTCTTCATGGACATCAGATGCAACTTCTGCTATTGCTCTCCCAGCAGCAAATGTAGGTACTTTTATTTCTTGGATTCAGGTAGCAGATGCTGATGCCGCTAACGCTATGACTATTAGTGCGGTTAGTGGTGATGTGTTTGAGCCTTATCAAGAAGTTCATATAGGTACTGGAATACCTGCACAGCAAGATTCTTCTGTAGCAACAGACGATATTCTAACAATAACTCCTGCAGCCACAAATGGTGGTTGGGGGCAAATAGGAAGTTCCTATATGCTTTATTGCAAGAATGCTGGAAAATGGATGGTGAAAGTCAACGGAGTCCTTAAGGGTAATGGTGCAACAGGTACGATCGCCTTTAGTTCTTAATCTGAATAAATAAAGATAACAGTAATAGGTACTGTGAGGGTTGTCAATAAAAGACGACCCTCAAAACCTAAAAGGAAAAATTATGAATAAATGTATACATTGTAATAAAGAAAATAAAGAACAATGGTTTCACTGTAGATCTTGTGGAAAACAAGCTTCTAAGCCTAAGTTCACAACTAATATGTGGACAATTTCTGCTATGGGTAAGCGAACAGATGTAGAAGTCTCTGTTCAGTCTATAGATGAGAATACTAAACAAATGAATAAAAGAATTTATGCCTAAGAAAAAAGATTCAAGATTGGCTAGGGCTGGAGTCAGTGGTTTTAATAAACCAAAAAGAACCCCAAGTCATCCTAAAAAATCTCATGTGGTAGTTGCTAAGGTAGGTGACAAGGTTAAAACAATTAGATTTGGCGAACAGGGTGCAAGTACAGCCGGTAAGCCAAAAGCAGGCGAGTCTGCTAGAATGAAAGCAAAAAGAAAATCTTTTAAAGCTAGGCATGGAAAGAATATAGCAAAAGGTAAAATGTCAGCAGCTTATTGGGCTAATAAAGTAAAATGGTAAAGGAGTCATTATGAAAGGTGTTAAGCATTATACAATAGATGGTAAGGATTGGAAAGGCGGTTCACATAAAATGAAGAATGGTCAACTACATACAGGAAAGACTCATTCAAAAACTTCAAAAAAGCTTTTCCACTTTAAAGAATTAAGCAAGAAAGCAAAAGTAGTAGCAAGAAAGAAAAAATAATGGCATCAGCAGAAAAAACAAAAGGAGCTATGTGGAAACGCATTGTTGCTAGTGTTAAAGCTGGTAGTAAGGGTGGAAATGCTGGGCAGTGGAGTGCGAGAAAAGCTCAGTTAGCTACAGCTCGTTACAAAAAAGCAGGTGGTGGATACAAAGGTAAGAAGTCATCAGAGAATAAACTGTCAAAGTGGTCTAAGCAAAAATGGGACTATGTGAGTAAAGGTGATGAGAAAAAACCTAAAAAAAAACGAGGACGTTATCTACCTGAATCTGTTAGGAAGAGTTTAACTAAAAGCGAAAAAGCATCTACAAATAGAAAGAAAAAAGCAGCCTCTGCAAAGGGAAAGCAAAAAGCAAAGTACTCTAAGAAAGTAGCAGGTAAGGTAAGAAGAGCATAACATGGCAACATTTGAAGAACAAGTAGAAGCATTAACAAGTTTGGCAATTACCGGTAGTAGTGAACCAACCCTAACTGAATTAAGTCAGTTTTTAACGGATGGGACTATGGAAGTCATAAATTCTATGCCAAGAACATTAAAAGAATTTTGTGCTACTGAAGATACTTTTACAAGTACCGCAGTAGGAAGTGAGTCTGAAACATTGACTTCTGCTCAAGTCTTATCTGTTACTCGCAGAGATGGGTCAAGTGTTGAGCAACCTTGTCGAAAAATACCGGCATCTTTACGAGGAAGGGTTTCTGATAGTGATGACATGATGGCAGCAACAGTAAGCGACCCTGTTTATTACATCTATGATGGAAAATTAAATGCACTGCCAACCTCTGGTGCTTGTAAGTATTTAGAGGTTAATAATCGTGCGGTGGTTTTTGGAGACTCTGCAATTGGAAGTTTTCCAGATGAGTATGAATATTTAGTTCCTTTGTATGCATCTGTAAAATCATTACAAAATGTCTTAGGTAGTCGTAGTACTAATTCAAGTGTGACCACTGCATTTTCAGCTATGAAGGCAGAATTAGATGAAACTCAGGCCGTGTGCGATAGCGTAAATGCTGATTTAGTATTAGCCAAAGCGGAGATAGTTATTGCAAAGGCAGAGGCGGCTGAGATAGCAGTTTTAACAGACTCCGCCTCTGGAAGCTCTGCATTTAATGTTGCTGTAGGGGCTATTAAGACAGAGCTAGATAAGGTTGATGATATTATAGATTTAGCAAATGACGAATTTGATGAAGTCTCTACTCAGGTTTCAGGAAGTAAAGACTCTCCTATTACGGATGCGTTTACAGAATTTGAAAAGATAAGTCCCTTACTGGCTATTGGAGAAACAGATACCGAAGGAGATGTGAATGCGGCTTTAGTACTATTAAAAGCAGCGGTAGATCAAGCTGCAGTAGCTGCAGGAAAATTTTTAACAGTAAATAGTGACTCTGTGTTTGGAGATGAGTCTACGTTTTTAACTGACGATTCTCAACTTACAAGGGTAAAAGCAGCCTTAGATGATGCTGAGGATCTTATCAATGGTAATGAACCCTCTGCAACTACAGATGCTTATGGTGCTCAAGCTAATGAAGATATAGAATTGGCTGCTTCAGCTGTAAATATTGCTCAATCTGAAATAAGAAGAGCTCAGGCACACCTTTCTGAATGGACAGCAATTGGAGATATGAGGGTTAAAGAAGTTAATGCGGCCTTATCAGAAGCAAATGGTTATGCTACTGAGGTACAGTCAAGATTACAACAAGCTCAATCAAAAAGAGAAGAAGCTCAGTCTCGAATAGCTTCTGGAAATGCATACTTACAAGAAGCGGACAGTATCATTAAATCAGGTAATGCTTATCTACAAGAGGCCCAAGCTAGAATAGCACAAGCTCAAGGTTATGCAACTGAAGTTAATGCTAGAGATAACTTTGCAAGTGCAAAAACAAAAGCTGTCCAGTCCTACATTAATACCGCTCAGTCTTATGTAGCCACAGCACAAGGATTCTCTAATCAAGTTCAAGCTAAAATTGCAATAGCTCAAGGATATGGAAATGAGATTCAATCTAGAATGCAAGTAGACAGAGAGCAATACACTTTTTATGAAAAACAACAAGCTAAATTACAAGCTGATTACGATAAGGGTATTCAGATTATGAGAGGTTCTTAATGTCTAAGACTTTAGTAACCCTAAACACCTCCCCTTCTTTTACTGGGGTTAGTTTAAATACATCCCCTTCATCGACTTTAGTTACGTTGAACACATCACCATCTTCTACATTGGTATCTTTAAACACATCACCTTCGTTTACGTCAGTTAGTTTACCAAGCTCTATCAGTTGGTTAGTAAAGGGATTCTGGCAAAGTTATACAACAAGAAACTGGGAAGACAGTACTCAATTCTGGAGTGAGGGAGAATAATGGCCGTACATAGCTTAACCGTAAAGAAAATGATATCAAGAATAAGACAGGTATTCCCTGATGCTCCTGAAAATTATATTATTAATTTAATTAATGAAGCATTGGTTGAGATAGGTAATTACTCTACAAAGGTAGAATACGCCAAGACTAACGCTGTTAAAGATCAACAGTGGTATACTTTAAGTGATAGCAACTCAGGTATTGAAGTTAATAAGGTTTTTAGAGTAGATTTCATGGATGCTAGTGGTGACTATGTTAAAATTTCACGCTTGCTAAATGGAGAAATACAAACAATGGATATAGATTAATGGCCAGTACTTACAAGTATCCTGAGCAATATATCTCTTACTTTATTAAGGGAGATCACCTAGCAGTGGTTACAACCCGTGGCGAAAATACGGGAACCACTCATTCGTTAGAAGGCCAGTTTAAGCCTATTGATGAAGCGGTAACTAATGGGGTTTTAATACATTACTACGGAGAACCCAATGCTGTTAGTGCTATTACAGATACACCTGACGTTGATAATGTTTTTCATAATTCTATTATAGATTATGTTAAGGCATCCTTATATAGAGACAGGGCTGGTACAGTTAGTGACGGTAACCTCGCAACTGTAAGTTTAAACTTGTCTCAGATACACGATGCTAAGTTCCAAGAGTCTGTTAAGAAAAATGGTATGAGAAAACGAGATAAGACAGGAGGAAGTCGCTCAGTAGCGTTCCCAGATTTTACATAAACCGATGTGCCCATGAGAAGTGTCAAGCTCGGTAAGGCATCACAAGGAGAAACAAGATGGCAAGTACTATAAATAAATATTCAGTAGTAGAATCTCTCAATCAAATGATTTACGAGAGTGCGACTGCAGTTACAGCAATTAATGGCGGTAGCGGATCCACAGGAAATCAAACATTATCAGATTCGCATACAGCTTTGTATGTTGGGGTTGGTGGAGATGTTGTGCTGACTTTACAGTCTGGTAGCGATGCTACCTTTAAAAATTTAGCAAGTGGTCAAATACTCCCTGTAAAATTTAGCGGTATTAAAGCAACCAATACGACAGCAACTAATATGCTGGCCCTAAAATAATGTTAGGTGCATTAAGGTTAGCAGCTACTACAGTTATGCAAGCTATATATGATATAGGTTGGAGTGGAGCTGAAGCATCTCATTTAAAATGGGAACATCAAACCCAGAAGTGGGAAGATTTAGACAATTTAGAGGGCGAAGGATAATATTATGGCAAAATTAACAGGACAAACAATNGCAGATAGTTATGAGCAATTATTAGCACTACCAGATGGTGGATTAAATGGAACAACTTTAGTAGCAATTACGGATGGAGATAGTGATGTAGTATCTGCATTACAAATAGCAACAGATAAAGTAGCTATTGATAATCCAACAACTAGCAGTGCAACACAAGGTGGGCTATTAAGATTGCAATCTGATGATGGAGCGGCTATGGCTGCTGGTCACAGGTTAGGAGTTATTGAATTTGCTGGAGCAGAAGATGCATCATCTACCATAAAAGTTGGTGCTAGAATAGAAGCATTAGCTGAATCAACTTATACTGCATCTGAAAATGGTTCAGCATTACTATTTTATACTACTGATGGAGACGCTTCTCAATCAGAGCAAATGAGAATTACATCTACTGGTAACGTAGGAATTGGAACTACTCCAGCAAGTGATTCAAGATTACATTTAGCCAGTACCACTCATGGAGCAGATTTAATTCAAAAGTTCTCTGCTGAAAATGCAAGTGGTACTAATAAAAACTTTTATTTTGTTTTTGATCCAGATAATGAGAATTTTAATATGTTCTCTGCTGTTGACCCTAGTCTTGTTGTTAAATCTAGTAATGGTCATGTAGGCGTAGGGGTAGATCCTAGCACTAAACTGCACATTGAAGAATCAACTGCTGGCGCTAATATAGAATTTAGAATGAGAGCATTAAATGATGGCTCTGCTGGTAGAACTGCAAGTTTTGTTTTAGATCCAGATGCTCAAACTTTATCATTAGGACATACTTCGTTAGTACACGATATTAACAATGAGCTAGTAGGAATTGGAACTGCAACGCCTTCAAGCTATAACGACCACGCAAATCAATTAGTTGTTGCTAGTTCAAGTAATACTGGTATAACTCTTGTAGCTGGAACTTCTAGTGCAAGTAAAATACATTTTGGAGATGGAACTGGTGATGCTTCTTACAGAGGGTTTATAAATTACACTCATAGTGATGGTAGTCTGTCAGATTATTTTTCTATTGGTACAGCTGGTGCTACAAGAATGTCTATTACATCTGCTGGAGATGTACAATTTAATGAAAGACTTACCTTTACTGGTACTAATAACACTTCTGCTGCAGCTACAATTAATTTAAATAGCAATAATTATTTATATATAGCTGGTGGAACTGCTGGTCTAATTATTGGGGATGATGCACTTGCAACTGCTATTCAATTTAATGATGCAAGTAGTATGGCTTTTGATATTGGTGGTGGAACTAGAGCAAAACTTGACTCCAACTCTCGCATTTCATTATCTAATAATGATTCTAATACTAATAATACAGTATTTGGCTATTCTGCTTTTAATACAAGTTCTAATAATGCTTCTGATAATAATACTGTGTTTGGAAACAACGCTATGGGAACTGGTACTGTAGATGGAGCAAGTTATAACACAGCCATAGGTAATTTAGCATTAACAGATTTAATAGATGGAGTTTCAAATGTAGCTCTTGGCTCAGAGGCTGGAGCTAACATTACTATTGGTAGGTATAACATAGTAATAGGTACAACCACTTTATTTACAGAAGTTGTAGGAGATGGAACAACAGCAGTAGGACACGGTGCTGGTGTTTATCAACAATCAGATGTTAATAATGAAGCAACTGGTAATTCTCTTTTTGGCTTTGTAGCTGGAGAACACAATGTAACTGGAACAAATAACACTTATTTAGGTTATCAATCGGGTAAAGGAGCAAGTGGGGGAAGTAATTCAAATAACACTGGAATAGGAAAAGATAGTTTAAAAGCTATTACTACTGGAAATGAAAATACAGTTATAGGGCATCGTGCTTTAGGCACAGCTACAACTGCAACTTTTAATGTTGCAATAGGTGGAGATGCTATGTTTGCCGTTCCAGCTAGTCAAGCTGTTTCTGGAGTTGTTGCGGTAGGATTAGAAGCATTAAAGGGTGGCGGTAGTACAACAACTGGAGTTGACAATACTGTTGCAATTGGAAGAGAAAGTTTAAAATCTCTCTCAACTGGAGCTAAAAATATAGCCGTTGGTTATCAAGCTGGACTTGCTATTGCAAGTTCAAGTAATAATATAGCTATCGGCTATCAATCTATGGTAAGCTTAGTCCGATTAGATACTAGAAATGTTGCAATAGGCAATTATAGCATGGATGCTCATACTGAAAATGCTTATAATGTAGCTATTGGGTACAATGCTCTAACAGCTATGTCTGCTGGAAATACTGGTGGTGTAAAAGCTACTTATAATACAGCAGTTGGCTATCAAGCTGGGGATGCTTTAACGGGTGGATATGATGATAGTGCTTCTGACCCTAAACCTGCAGATGAAGGTATGCACAATACATTTATAGGTGCTGAAACTGATGCAAGTGCAGTTACCGGTAATAATCAAACAGTCATAGGCTATAACACAACTGGACAAGCAGATAACGCAGTAACATTAGGAAATGCTAGTGTAACCGATGTTTATATGGCTCAAGATAGTGGAGCAGTAGTACACTCTGGAGCATTAGTAAATGGTCTTACTGCTGTAAATGTTTCCACCTCAACTTTGGCTTATGATACTCATCAAATTGTTAGGGGTAAGTATGTTACTGTAAGTGCAGATGCCCAGACAATAACACTTCCAGCAGTACAGATTGGGGCAGTTTTTATTATTGTTAATATAGCGGCTGATGGAGGAGCATTATTAACTATTAGTCCTGATTCTGGAGATAAATTTTTAACAAATATTGCTGGTGCAGTTGGAACAAATGATAAGGATATTACCAATACTAAAGCTACTCAAAATCAAGGAGACTTTGTTAAGCTAGTTGGTATGAGTGCAGATGGATGGGCAATCGCTGAGATTAGCGGTGTATGGGCAGATGAATCATAAATAAACTTAAATAGGAGAATCAGAATGAACTGGTCAGAATACAAAGCAAAGAAAGGTAAAACAGCCGACTTTGCAAACAAGGAAATAGTAACTAAAAAAGCTGTCAAAGAAGTTAAAGACTCTGATGGCGTAGTAGTAAGAAAAGCAGAGGCAGAAGAAAAGAGAGCCTATGTAGCTATGGTTCAAAAGGCTTGGAATCCAGCAACTGGAGAAAAGCTAGATGACCAAGAGAGTGAATACTCACTATCTGATTTAGAGCGTGAAAAGAAAAGATATGATGATGATATGGCTAGAGCCAAAGAGTATAGTGATGGATTAGCAGAGGCTATAGTAGACTTTAAAAAACTTTAAATAACAACAGGAGTTAATGATGGCAAAAAAAGAAAAAGAAATGCCTAAAGAACAAGAAGTAACATTATTTGATAAGACTTATAAAGAGTCTGAGTTGAGCGATGAACAAAAGGTAATGATTAATCATGTAGCTGACTTGGATAGAAAGATAGGTTCAAGTGAGTTCAATCTTCAACAACTTAGGTTTGGAAAACAAGCCTTCTTGGATGCCCTAAAGGTAAGCATAGACAAAGATGAAGAAGAAAAAGAAGAAAAGTAATCAATCTACAAGTTATAATATCCCTATAAAGTTTGTCTTTGTGGGGATGTTACTAACTAGTTGCGAAGGCTGGTCTGTTATGGGTTATGCTTTAGATGAAGCACAAGAAGATAACATAGAGATAGA